CTCCTCTATTCCTCGTCGTCCGGGCCGTCGAGGTCGTCGTCCTCGTCGTCCTGGCCTTCGTTGTCGGGGTCGGCGGTCGCTGCGATGGCGTCGAGGATGTCGGCCTTGCGGGTGGCCCCGGCGAGGTCGATGTCGTTGGCCGTGGCGTAGGCCTTGAGCTTCGTGGCGGTCCACGACTCCGACGGCGTGCCGTCGTCGGCGGGGTCCGTCGCGGGGGCGTAGCCGCGCATCTTCCGCGCCAGCTCTGCGGAGACGCGCAGGCGGGTGCCTTTGGCGTTGACGATCGTGACCTGTTCGGCCGGAACGAACTTGCTCTTGGACATCGGTGTGTCTCCTTACGGGGCCGTGGTCTCGGTGTACTCGACGAACGACTCGGGGTCGTTCACGAGGAACCCGTATTCGGCCTCGGCCCGGACTGCGACGAGGTTGTTCTCCCACAGGGAGGTCAGCTCGCCGTTGATGGTCACCGTCGCCTCGGTGGAGACGTCGTAGGTGATGCCGCCGACGACGCCCCAGGCGGCCTGTCGCCAGTTGCCGCCGAAGCCGACGGTGTACGTGGTCGATGCGGTGCCAGGCACGGCCTCGCCGACGCCTTCACCCATGAACGACGGGCGGCCGAGGAGGCGACCAGGGCGGGCTGCGGTCGTGGTCTCGTCGAGCGGCGTGTCGATGTAGATCGGGCGGCCGTTGGCGTCGACGGCGCCGAGGAGCATGGGCTCCATGGTGTCGTCGAGGGCGAAGCCGGTGAGGCGCTTGCCGTCGGAGACGAGCGCTTCGAGGCCGGCGACGATGTCGCCGTGGATGCCGCCGTTGGCCTGCGTGGTGGTGCCCAGTTCGACAGCCTTCGTGGTCTGCGCGATCCACGTGCTGAACGGGCCGCCGCCGGCGGTGCCGTCGCCGCCCTTGTCGTAGAGCGCGGCGAGGTCGAAGGTGAGCGCGAACGCTTCGGCGACCTGGGAGCGGATGAGGTTCATGTAGTTGCCGGGGTTCGCCCGGACGACCTCGGCCGAGACGATCGCGATGGCGGCGATCTTCTTCGGGTCCATGTTCTTCAGGCCGATGGCGCCCTTGCTGGCGGGCTTCTGCGCGCCTTCCGCGACCCAGCCGGCCTGCATCCGCCCGGTGACGACGGGGACGGATTTCCCGGTGAAGCCGAGCTCGACTTGCTGGGCGAGTCGCTGGACGACGGAGGCCTTCGCGGCCTCTTCGAAGATCGGAGCGGACTGCTCGCGGGTCAGGAACCCGGAGAAGTCGCTCGTGGTGGTTGCGGCGGTGACCGCCATGGGGTCCTCCTAGGAGATGTTGAGCTTGGCTTTGAGGTCCCTCAGCAGCGGGTCGCCGTTGAGGGCCATGTCCTTGTTCGCGGGCCCGCGCTGTCCCTGGCCCAGGTCGGGCCACACCGGCGCGGCCGGCTGCTGCGCGGCCGTGGTTTCGGCCTTGGGAGCGACGCGGTCGAGCCAGGCGGTGATCCGGGCGGTGTCGGGCTTGCCGTCCTCGCCGAGGAACGCGGCGCGGTTGAACACGTCGCCCTCCAGGAGCGCGTCGGCGTCGACGGGGCGGCCGGCGGCGTTCAGCGCGGCGGCGGCGGCCTTCACTTCGGCGTCGACGAGCTCGGAGCCGACCTCGGCGAGGGTCGCGGTGCGTGCGGCGGCGGCGGCTTCGGCGACGGCGCGCTCCTGCTCGGTCATCGCTGCGGTGCGGATCTCGTCGCGTTCCTTCGCGGCGGCGGCGTTCGCCTTCGCGCGCTCTTCGTGCTTGCGCGCCAATTGCTTCCACTTCTCGGTTTCGGCCTGGAGCGTGGCCACGTCGACCTTGTCGGTCGCGGTGGGGCCTCCGTCCGTGGGTGCGTCGGTGGCGGGTGCGTTGTCGGACATGTGGTCTCCCGTGTCGGGTGGCGGGTGGTGATGCCCATGGCGGGCGGCCTCGGCGGTGCCGGGACGTTCAGGCGACGGCTTCGGGGCCGTCGAAGTGCTGGCCTCGCCACGTGAGGACGGGGCCGAGCTCTCCGTGCTCACGGACTTCGATGAGCCGGTAGTCGATCTCGCGGCCGTCGGCGGCGGACTTGCCGAACTGCTCCTGGACGGCGGCGTGGAGGGCGTCGAGCCGGTCAGGGTCGATGACCTGGCCGGGGTCGACGCCGCCGTGTATCGGGGCCACGTCGCAGTCGCAGCCGGGGTGGATCGGCATGAGGTCTTCACGGTGGTAGCGCTGCGTGGAGGCCAGGACGCACATGCCGCAGTCCTCGCCGCCGGTGAGGACCCGTCGGTACCCGGCTGCGGTGCGGTCACCGCGCAGCCGGTGGAGGGAGGTCCGCGTCTTGGCGAGCTGCAGGTCGGTCCCGGCGAGGTTGAGCAGGCGGTGAAGGCCTTCGTCGACGGCGGCGTTGAGCGGCTTGCCCTCGGAGAGCGCGGTCCAGACCGTGACGCCGGCGCGGCGGTAGACCTCGCGGGGGTCGACGCCGCGGGTCGCGGGCCCGGTGACGGCGCGCGCGGGGGTGGCGCCGGTCGGTATCGGTAGGCCTGCGGCGACGGCGATCGCGTTGAGGTAGGCGTCGGTGAGGGCGACCATTTGCATCTGGGCGCCGCTGACGACGGGCACGATTTGAGCGACCATCCGGGCGATGTCTGCGGCCCGCCAGGAGCCGAGCGAGCCCCAGAGCGTGCGGGCGTAGGTCTCGACGCGGGAGCGGACCGCGGCGGTCCGGTCCTGGTAGGTGACGATGGTACGGACGACCTCAGGCGGCGTCGGCATCGTCTTGGACCTCGGCTGGGGCAGTGGCCGCGGCGGCGGCCGGTGCCGGTGTGAGCGCTGCCGTCTGCAGGGCGTCGGCGACGCGTTCGGACTCCATGCGTGCGATCGCCTCCGGGGATTCACCCCAGATCTCCGACATGCGCGAGCGCCACGGGTAGTCGTCCTTGGCCTTCGACGCCGCGTCCGCGCGCTCGGAGAGCGTGAGGCGTTCGGGTGGACGCCACAGCGTCTCGAGGTCCAGGATGTTCGCTCGCTTGAGGTCGCCGGCGAACCGGAACGCCAGGGACATGACGCTGTTCCAGCCGAAGCTGGCGCGGCGGATGCGGTCGCCGGCCTTGAAGATCAGGCCTTCCTTTGCGGTGCCGGCGCCTTCGGCGGTCTGGTTCATGCCGTCGGGCACGAAGGCGGGCAGCGGGGACCGCGTGACGGCGGCGAGGTCGCGGATGTCGTCTTTGGCGGCGTCGAGGATGGGCCGTACGTCGGTGATCTGGGATTCCCAGAGCTTGACGCCTTCGGGAAGGTGCCACAGAGCGCCCGGTCCGGGCTGGAAGATGGCGGCGTAGTTGATCGCGTTTCCGTCCTCGTCGACCTCGGGCAGATCGCCTTCGGTCGCGCGTTGGCGGTAGGCCTGCATGGCGATGATGACGAGGCGCTGCAGCGTCACGTAGTTGATGCGGTCGAGGATGTCGGTGTGCGGCTCGAATTCGCCGAGGCCGCGGCGGTTGGCGAACCGGACGACGGGGATGACGTCCGCGAAGCCTTCGGGGAGCGGCTTGGACAGTTCGGTGTCCCAGGTCCAGGAGCTGACGTCGACCTGTGGGACATGGTCGGTGTCGGGGACGTTGTCGCTCGTGGCGACGAACACTTGGCCGGGGAGGTTGAGGTAGGCGAAGCCGCGGCCGGTGACGTCGTCGCGGAACACCTTGAGGGAGGCGACGATCTTCTGCGGGCGCCGCGGGTCGTGCGCGGTGACGATGGTCGTCGGGTCCTCGTGGGTGATGACGGGGACGCCGGTTTCCTTGTCGGGAGGGCCGACCATGACGTAGCCGTCGGCCAGGCCCAGCATGTCCGTGTGGACGTCGGGGGCGATGATGTCGAGGTTGTTGGCGTTCCAGATACGCCGGGCGGCCAGGTCGTCGATGTCGTCGCCGTCGGCGCCTGTGCGGAAGCCGGTGGGGATCATCCGCTCGGCGACCACTTCGACGACGAGCTCGGCGAAGTTCGTGCGGCTGAGGGCCTGGAACTTCCGGTATGCCTCCCGGCATCCTTCGGCGCCCTCGGGGAGCGGCGGATTCCCCTGCAGGTAGTTGCGGAGGCCGCGCACGCGGGTCTGCTTGTCCTGCAGGTCGTTCGAGAGTCGCTGAATCCACCAGCCGGGCGAGCCGACCTTGCCGGTTTCAATCGCCACGTGTCCTCCTTCCTATCTGGATCGTCTTGGTACCGCGCCGGAACGGCGACGGCCGACGCCCTTGGCGACGGCGTCGAGGCGGGCTTGCCAGGCGAGGACAGCGGCCACGCACGCGTCGATCTTGTTGGGGCTGTAGTCGTGCTCCTTGCCGAGCGCGAGCTTCTGGCGGCGGATGCGCCGGCGGGCGTTCAGCACGTGCTGTGTCAGGCGGAACGATCCGTCGTGGGTGAGGTCGCCGTTCTGGACAGCGCCAAGGAACGACTCGATCGCGACCTGGTTGATGTGGGTGCGGCCGCCGGTCATCCACCACTCCATGGGGTGGTCGGCCTTCACCCGGACTTTGAGGCGGCGCCCGTAGCGGGCCTCCCACGTGTTGACGTAGCTTCTCCAGTCCTTCGCGGGGTCCATGTAGGCCGCGACGACCTTGTACTTGCGGAACGCGTCGGCCACGGCCGCTTCGATCTCGACGAGCGGCGGTGTCCACTCCTCCTGTTTTGGTCCGTCGGGGGCCTCCCAGACGCCGAGCTCGAAGAGGTGGCCGTCGCTCACGCGGCAGGCGATCAAGGCGGTGGCGTCGGGCTTCCCGCGGGATCGGCCGCGTGAGCCGTCGAAGCCGAGCGTGATGGCCTCACCGGCGGCGACTATCTTGTCCGCGGCAGCGCATCCGGCCCATTCGTGGTGGTGCAGGAGGGCGTCGCCGGCGGACTCGCGCACGTTGAGGAAGTAGCGGCGGGAGTCGGCAGGGTTCTTGCGGATGTCGTAGAACTCGTCAATGATCGAGTCGACGTCGTTCCACTCGATCGCCTCGCCGAAGGCCTCGGCGATCGCGGCGCGCAGCATCTCCTCGGCGGACAGGTCTTCGCACTCGCCCCATCGGTGGTCGTACAGGAGCCGCGAGCGGCGGGACCGGCCCTCGGCGATCTGCTCGGCCAGCGCGTACGTGGACTCGGCGACCGACTCCTCGCCGGCGGCGAACATGGTGGTCGTCTCGAGGTACCAGGTCCCCGCGATCTTCTTGCGCTTGCGCAGGTTGCGGGTGACGGTGTTGTACATGGTGCGCAGCTCGGGCAGGTTGTACAGGTGCGTTTCGTCGAAGACGACGAATGTCTCCTTGCCGCCGTCTTTGGCGGCCGAGGACGCGGTGGATGGTGTGATCTCGCCGCCGCCGGGGAGGAAGATCCGCGTCAGTCCGGTGTCGAGGCCGGGCACGTGCGCGAGCGGGCATTCCTCGTTGGTGAAGTTGAAGTGGATCGTGTCGTAGACGTTCCCGGTCTGGCCTTCCTCGGTGGCCATGATCCGGATGTAGGGGACCTGGACCGGGCGGCCCATGGGTTCGCCGGGCTGGTACTCGTATTCGAACCCGAGGCCCCAGGGGTCTTCGTAGACCTCGCCGCCTTCGGCGAAGCCGTCGAAGCGGCAGGGGCCGAGAGCTTCGAACATCGCGAAGCGGGCGCCTTGGCCGGACTTATCGCAGCCCTTGGGGCGTGAGAGGAACGCGGAGTCGTAGAGCATCCGGCCGTTCGCGTCGAGCGCGTAGCAGTCGACGATGAAGCCGGTGTACTCGTCGCCGTGGACGACTTCCTCGCCCTGGACGTCGCCGGGACCGTGCCGGGTGAAGTACTCCATCCAGGCGACGGCGAGCCAGCCGAGCGACCTGTTCCGGTCGTGCTCGGGGGCGCGCACCAGGGTGCGCGGCATGGCTCAGCCCGTCAGACGCTGGCGGCGCGAGCTCAGGTCGGTGACCGTCGCGACCCCGGGCTCCGGCCTAGAGGTGGTGTCTTTCTTCTTGTCAGGCACCTGGACCGTGAGGCGGAGCTTGGCGCGGTCCTCAATGGTCGCGCCGAACTTGGCCACGCGCAGGCGGATCTCGGAAGCGTTGTCGGACCTCCCGCTGACCCACATGACGTGATGCATGACCGCGGTGTCGAGGAGGAAGTCCCAGTCGGTGGGGAGGAACTGCTGTGCCATCGCGGATCGGCGCCAGTGCTCCCACCACTTGACGGTCTGCGGGTGCCAGTCCATTCCGAGCGGGGCGGCGTCCTCGGGGAGCTTGGGGCCGCGGACGCGGCCGTCGGCCTCGAGGACGGTGCGGCCGATTGGGTCGGCGTTTCGGCGGCGTCGCTTCTCGGGGTCCTTCGGCGGGGGGCCGTTGCCTGCCATGGTGTCCTCCCGTGTCGGGGCGCCGCAGCGTCCCCGTGGCGGGAGCGCTAGGCGGTGAGGTGGGTGATGACCTCGGAGAGGTCGGCGAGGACCGCCGGGCAGTCGCCGTGTCGGCGCCCGGTGATCGTGATGTAGCGGCCGGTCCCGTACACCTCGGCGGTGCCGGTTCCGGTGGGGATGCGGCGTCCGTGTCGGGCAGTGCCGCGGCCCCAGATGTGGAGGCCGTCGCCGGAGGGCGAGACTTCGATGTAGGTCGGCGGGCAGCGATCGAGGATCACGCGCGCCCAGGGAGCGATCGAGCCGCCGGTGAGGCAGTGGTCGAGGTCGATGCAGACGATGCCGTCGCCGTCGAGGACGACGCCGAGGCCGGCCCCGTGGCGGGAGCGGCGCGCGGCGGCGTACGTCGACCAGGTGCGCGGGTTCGTCGAGGAGGCCGCGGTGCCGGTGTCGGCGCGGAGCGGGACCTTGGTGGCGGAGTGGCGGACCCAGCGGGGCAGGTCGGTCAGCTCGGCG